TGAAGCAGGTGATTTTACTATGGTTAAACCTGGTAAGATACATCAGTTTGAAGGTATTGAAGATGGTGTAGCTTTTGAATTATATTGGGCTGAGTTTAATCACGATGATATAATCAGAAGAACTGCGGGTAAGAAGATATGAGAAACATAGCTGTAGTAATACCAGCAAGACTTAATAGTACTAGAATCAAACACAAGATGTTGATGAAGTTTGAAGATGAACCTCTGATACGTATTGTGTTTGACAAAGTACGTATGATGGGTTTTGATACGTTTGTTGCAACAGATAGTAAACGTATTGCAAAGCATATACCAATTAAATGGTGTATACAAACAGGCCCAGCTGAAAATGGTACACATAGGTTATCTAAACGTGCTGTGTTAGATTTAGTAGGTAGTTATGATTATATACTAAACATACAAGGAGACATGATAGATATAAACCACGAGACTATGAAACCTATTAAGAAAAGAATATTAGGTACATCAGAACCTCCACTGTGTTTAACAGCTTATACTAAAGGTGCTAAAGCTGACGATGTTAAAGTTATACATCAATCAGGTAAAGCAATGTGGTTTACGAGATCCGATATAGGTTATGGTGATAGGCATTTAGGTATATATGGTTATCACCCTTATTTATTGAAAACATATAGAACTATGGAAGATAAATATAAACAAGAGAGCTTAGAGCAAAATAGAATACTAGCAAACTACGATATAGAAGTAATTGAAACTAAATATAATGGAATTGAAATCAACACAGAAGCCGATATTAATAGCTGGAAGCTGTAGTATCGAAGGTAGAATACAAGCACATGAGATAGCTGACAAGTGTAGTCAACTAGCAGAAAAGTATGGATTTGATTATTATTTTAAAGGATCTTTTGATAAAGCAAACAGAACATCTGTAAACTCTAAACGAGGTATTGGTATAGATAAAGCTATAGATATATTTGCTGAATTAAAAGAGTTACAAGGTTGTAAAATTACAACTGACATACATGAACCTTGGCAAGCAGAAGAGTTAGCCAATGTTGTAGACATTATACAAATACCAGCTTATCTATGTAGGCAAACTGATTTATTAGTTGCCGCAGGTAATACTTTTAAAACTATTAATATTAAGAAAGGACAATTTGTAGATGGTCGTAGTATGATACACGCTATTGATAAAGTTAAGAGTACAGGTAACAATAAAGTTATGTTAACTGAAAGAGGTAGTATGTTTGGTATGGGTGATCTTGTTGTAGATCCTAGACAAATAGTTGATATGAAAGATCTAGGTGTACCAGTTATAATGGATTGCACTCACTCTACACAAAGACCTAACTCAGGTAATACAACAGCTGGTCAACCTAAATATACTTTACCTATAGCTAAAGTTGCTAAAGCATTAAACGTTGATGGCTACTTTTTTGAAGTACACGAAAATCCTAGTGCTGCTTGGAGTGACGGATCTAATATGGTACGTTTAGATAAATTTGAAGAAATACTAAAACAATTATGAGAATATTTATAGGGCACGATAGTAAGTTTCCACAAGCAACTCAAGTTTGTAGAAAATCTATGTTAGACTTTAATAAACAGTTAAAGATATACTACTTAGACAAAGCTAAATTAAAACATACAGATGTATACGGTAGAGAAGATGTAGCTGGTGAATCAACAGAGTTTTCGTTTACCAGGTTTTATGTGCCTTTGCTATGTGGATATGACGGTATAGCAATGTTTTGTGATAACGACTTTTTGTGGCAATGTGATCCTATGGAGTTAGTAAGTTACTTAGGTGATAACGATATAGCTGTAGTAAAGCATGAGTACTATAGTGTCACTGGAACTAAAATGGACGGTATAGAAAACAAGTCTTATCCAAGAAAAAACTGGTCGAGCTTAGTTATTTTTAATTGTTCTAAATTAAAACATTTAACAAAAGAATATTTAGACAAAGCAAAACCATCAGAGCTACATGAATTAAGGTGGGCAGAGAGCATAGGTGATATACCTAAAGAATATAATTGTTTAGTAGGTCATTACGAGTGTAACAATGCTAAAGCATTACATTATACTAACGGTGGACCTTGGTTTGATAAATTTAAAGGAGCAGAAAAATCATTAGCATGGTGGACAGTATACAAGAGTTTGTAAAAGATAAATCAGTGTTATTCGTTGGTAACTCAGTTGAGATGATGGAACATAATCTTGCTGAGTTTATTGACGGCTTTGATATTGTTGTTAGGTTTGGTAGAGCTATATCAGCCAACGAAACACAACAAAAACAGTTAGGTAGTAAATGTGACATATGGATAACAGGTCAGTTTAGAGCTCCTGAATGGCACAAGAATAGAAAAAACTTTGAAACAGGTAAGTATAAAAATACTAAGATCTTAGTTAATAGATGTAGAGGTAATTTTATATTAAAAGAGTGGAAGTTAGAAGAACATTTACCTAAGAACATGCCTTATGAGTTTATGTATTCAGATCAAGAGATTATAGATCTTATGAAGAATAGGTTTAATAAAGATATGATCGATACTAGTGAGTATAGACCTAGTGCAGGTTTTATAAGTCTTATATGGTTTATAGAAAAAATAAAAGTGTATAAAGATATACACTTAATAGGTTTTGATTTTTTTGCTAAACAAACTAACATAAAACCAAGAGACAAAAAAGGAATTGAAAGTGGTTGCAAACCTCATAGCTGGCATTTACCAGTATATGTTTTAAAAAGACCAGCTCACGATTCTAAAATGGAACAGAAATATGTTAAGCAGCTAGAAAAGAATAAGCTGTTACATTGGTATATATTAAGTGATCTTGAGGAAGGTGTTGTGAAATACAACGGTTGGATGAAAGGTGAAAAGATTATATCGTCTATACCTAAAAAGACTAAGATATCAAAAATTTAGCTATAACCTCAGCTACAACTTCAACACATAATAATAATATAATAGGTAGTATATATTCCCACCAATCATATTTACCATTATTATTTAAATCAAAGAATTTCACTTCTTAATTTTTTCAACAGCAGATATACCGAAGCAGCCTAATGTAACCCATACAAATGAGTTATAAACTACTTCATTTATAATAAGATCTTTATCTGCTATCAAGCTTGTCATCAAGTCAGCTACAGCAAATAATACCATTACTATAAAGGATGCAAATCCTATTATATTCTTCTCGTTAATTTCGTTTTTATCTTGAAATAATTTCCACATATCTTAACATTTCCATCTACGTCTAGCGGCTTTACCTCTTGGTCCAGTCCAACCTTTTGATCTAGCGCAGAATGATTTTCTTCTTTTAGCAGCCTTGCTACCTTTTTTAACTTTACCTGTTACAGCTGTTTTTAATTTACTACCAGGATTTTTAGCTCTATAAGCTTTTACACCTTTAGATGTCATACCTGCGCCTTCTTTTGTTGTGCGGAAGTTACGACCTTTACCTTTAGTAGTTTTTCTTACATCAGGTTTTCTTTTTCTTTTCTGTGCAACAGAGCCAGCTAATTCTTCTTTGTTATCTTTTGTATACGTTCGGTCAGCTCCTGCATATACTATCTTTTCTTTTTTACCACCTTGCTCACCTCTAGTGCTTAACTCCTCACCCATCAAATACCCAGTTTGGGTTTTACCTGAGTTTTTACCAGATAACGACATAGCTGCATTTACACGAGGATCCATACCTCTATGTCTACTAGATCTTACTGTTACAGTGTCAGAAGGTGTAGTACCTAAAGCATTTAAAACATCTTCACTTATATTTATATCTTCATAGTTTTGAATAACCTCTTTAGATAACTTGCTTTTGTTTTTTTTGACAGGACTACTATTACCAACAGTCATGTAGTTTCTTCTACGACCGCAGCTTGTCTTTTGAAATGGATTATTTTTTTGAGAGTATGCCATTGTTATGCTTTTTTACAACTACCAGGCGAATATGCTTTTTTACCTTTCACAGCTTTATATCCTTTCCAACATCTTTTGAATGGTGTCATAGACACGTTGTGATTATGTTTTTTTGCTTGTGAGTCTTTTAAAGCTTTATCAGTTGGATAATTCTTATCTCCAGGTTTCGCTGGTGATTCTCCTCTTTTTCTTTTTGCATGGATATTTGCCCATAAACCTTTCTTTCCCATATTAATTATTTTTTCTTGGATTAACGATTACTGGATTTGGTGGTGTTACCGATCCTGCTGGTTTGATCGTAGGTGTCGTATTAGTTGGCGTATTGTTAGAACTGTTATTATTATAGTTGCTATTACCATGTGCATTGTTGTTTGGTTTATAATTATTATAATTATGATTATAAGGTCTCCAATAATAGTTATGGTTGTAAGGCCTGTAGTAATCATAACCTATTACATTATATATTACATTAGGTTTAATAGAATTAATTGGTATTTTTAAAGTATCTCCTTCTTCTGTTAAAGCGAGTACGTGTGTTACTTTAGGTTGATTTGATTTATAGTAATAAGGTGAACAACCAGATAGCATAGCAAATAACATTATACTTAATAAAGTAAGTATAGCTATTACTCTTCCTTTGTCTCTTTGTGTATCTGTCATATTACCATATATTTAGTTTTACCGTCTTTACGGTAAGCTTTTAAACATCTTTTTCTATTTGCTTCTTCGCTAACGTAACTGACATGTACCCAGTTTGGGTTTTCATCAGTACCAAATTCCCATATCATTTGATCGTAATCGCAATTAGCTTTTATCCAATTAAACATCTCTGCGTTAGAAGCGTGGCCAAATGTATCATCAATATCAATTGCTTGTCCGTGACAATGCTGTGATTTAGCTGATCCGCCAATAGCTTTATTAAGTTCAGGTCCACGATAAAACGAATTTATCTTTATAGGACCTCCTACGTGAGTTCTAAGAGGTTCAAACACATTTTCTGAAACCTTTATCATGTTATATAGATGATCGTCAGAGGGATCGTTTTTTAAACCTAATCTTAGCGCAGTTATGCTATACACGCCTTCCTTGTAACTTACGTGTTTACTTATTCTTTGCATTATTTTTTTATTACTTCTTTGATAGCTTTAGCTTTTGCTTTGATGTTTTTAGCTTTAGCTATTATAATATCATCTACAGTGGTCTTGTTCCAAAGCAACACCCACATATCTTTCCAATACTCTTTAGTTAATTTCCACATAATTTATTATTTACAAATACATATTTCACAAAATGGACACATAATTTTAAAATTTAGAAGCCGTGTTGACTTCGTTAATACTCTCTTGAATTTCTTTTAAACCAGCAGGT